TATCTTCAACACATAGATAAAAATAATATTCTTATGAGAGAAAGCGATGCATTCAATATGTTACTGTACCTATTTAACTTCAACAATGTATCTCTTAGAGAAATAGAAAAATGTTATTCTTTAATTTCAATTATAAAAAACTCCAATAAAATAATGATGCTTAATAGTGCACATCAAGTTATTGTAGGCTTGATTTGTTTTATAAAAATTAACAATGAACCGTTATTAGAGAAATTAAAAAGAAAAAATATAACTCCAGAAGAAGTACTTACCGTATTGAATATACCATTAGATCAGAATTTATTTGATACATCACTTCACTATTTGTATATGGTACTTCGCTATGAATTGCTTACTGGTGAAGAGTTTAAAAAGCTTAAAGATAATAATTACTTTAGAGATATAGAAAGTTATTCTGGTAGAAAAATAAGATATTTAGAAAAGATAATTGATTACTTTGATGATATGTCCATAGATTAATTTCATAATGGCTTAAGTTATTCTCAAGAATATTTTAAGCCATTTTTTATTCAAACTCACTGATTTAACTAGGCTTATAATGCCAGAAGGGCCTTGAAACCAACTCATCTTCTAGCCTAGCTGAATTTTCGTGCAAACTTTTAATATGGCACCAAAAGTAAATAATGAAGCCAATACAAACCACCCAAAATAAGCGGCAATAGCAACATAGAGTATGTCTGTTAAAGCATCATATACACGCCAGATTTTTGATTGATGCTTGTAAATTTCAGCTATTTTATTCTTTCCAAGTGAAAGAATAGCAATATAGAGAATCGCTAATAACCAGATCCAAAAATATCCAACATTAATCAAGCCAACGATATTCTTCGTAATGCCAAAGTAAAAAGACATAACAATTGCTACATTCATAACCACATAAATTAATTGATTAAAATCAAATTTTATTTTCATTTTATCTTTCCTCACTCATACCAATAAATTCTCTATATCTCTCTGCAAGTAAAAAATAGGATGCAATCAAAATATAAAATGGCCATAGCATTGAATAATCTATCGCTTCACCCAAACTATATTTATCGTGATAACTCTTTTTTGATTTAATAGTCCTGTATATAAAAAGAGTTATCGACACCAATAAATAAAATAAAATTAAATAGTTAATCATTTATCCCTCTCAATTTATTAACCTTAGCCATTACCCTATCTCGTGTATTTGAGATATTCTTTTGCTTCACTTCTTCAAAATTAACGTTTTCGCTTTTCATTGATGAAATTTGAATCTTCCCGTTCTCAAACCAAATCACTTCCTCACCATAACTAAGGCGCATACCATTCATCACCATTGGCCACATTGCGTCAGGCGGTAAATCCAATCCCATTCTTTCAGCAAAAGCTTTGAATTCCGGTATCAAACGTTCCTGATTTTCACTTAATGACACCGTTGAAATTATTCGCTGACTCTTTTTGTGCTCTAAAACCTCGCCAAATGATTTCTCCCAATCGCTATATTGTGAACATAGGTCGAAATATTCAGGCTCAGAAATCCCCCATACGGGCGATTTTAAGCCCCTATCGTGTGGGTTTTTAATATCGGGTGAACTGCCCGATCCACAGTTATTGACAGGACTCCGAGGCGCGCTGATCGCGCTTTTTAAAGTCAAAACCCTCCCCGTTTCTGACTTACGCTTATGCTCAATTGCCTCAATATCCTGCTTAGATTTACGAACTAAACGATACTGACGCTCACGCGTTTTTACTAAATCGCTACTTTTTATCGGTGAATATAATCCGATTATTCGCATCACTTCTTCATCATAAGAATTTGGCTCATCGGCAACAGTACGAGCAACTAATAACGTTTGTAGGTTACGCTTAACGTTAGGCCCTCCTTGATGCTCAATATAAGCGGCGAAATCTCCCGCATCGGCAGACGCTCTTACTTTTTCCGCTATATCACCCAACTTATCAGCGATACTCACACCACGAATACGACGACACTCACGCCATACGCCTTTAGACGGCAAGCCAAACATGTGAAATTGAGGAATACGCCAAGTAGACGCCCACGCAGTAACAGCTGATGCAACCTCGGTTAATAACTCTCCCGATTCGTCATCAACTTCACCCTCTAACGCATAACCGTCGATATTTTTTGAAATGTATTTCGCAAGATAACCCGTAGCACCGCCTTTATTTAAATGCTTTGCTTCAAAACGGTGTTTCTTTGCGCCCCGTTCTTCGCCGTCTTCTTCAAGGGCATACTTACGCATGATCTCAATCGCTGATGCACGTTGAGATTTATCCAGAAACATCATCATATGCCAATGGGGTGTAGCATCATGATGAGGTTCAACAACTCTGATCCCGTAATAGTTAATGCCTTTATCTTTAAAAGCAGTGCGAATTTTCGCCCACACCCTCACTAAATAACGTTGACCATCTTTCGGAGTGTATGCGCTGTTATTCCATTTCTCGTTAATGAGAACTTTTTTCTTTTTCTCATCTTTAGAAACGTTAATTTGCTTGGTGGGATGGTATTTTGAAGGGGTGGTTAACGTAATAAATAAACCAATATCACCTCTTTCTTCGGCAACTTTTTGAATACCTGCGGCTTGTGCCATTAATTCCATACGGCGAATTTTAGGGTTAGCGATACTCGCTAATACTTTTTCCATTAAATCGAAGCGATCACCCGATTCAACGTCTTGAATATCCATCATTTCAAGATAATTCATATTCGCTAAACGTTGCGATCTGACTTCACGAACCGCATTTTTACTGGCGTAAGGTGTCTTATCTGAATTCACATCACCAAAGGCAATATGCAAAGACTCACGCCAACGTTGACGATGAGCTTTTAACTTTTTCAGCCACCAATTTTCATCTGTTAACCGGTTTAATCCGGACAACGCATTTTCTGGTGTTAATTTTCCTTTTTGAGCTTTTCCCCAAAACAACGGTGTTACATGTAAATAGGTAATTAACTCTCCTAATTGATGATAAATAGGGTTAATCACTTTTAGGTTAAGTAACACCTCACGATCACCGTTATTTTCAGCAATTGCCTGATCAGCCAATTCATCGAATAAGTTGTCACACGCGTTCGCAAATGACTTCGCCATATGACGCAATATTTTGTCATGCGCATCTGGCAAGCGATTAAAGAACATGGCTTGATCAAAATCTCTATCTAATAAAAATTGACGTTTATCTTTCGCTAAACCATAGCGCGCATTAACGGCTTGCAAACGCTGATAGACGCTTTTATGGAACTTAAAGACCAGCCAGTTATGAACTTTTTTCGGCGTTTTCTCTTTTTTAAGATGTTCGATGTACTTAAATAAGCGAGATTTAAGAAAGCGAGGCAGTTTTTCAATATCGAATAAAATCGCTTGCCCCTGAGCCAATTGCTCACGGGTAAGCGGTCTTTCATAAACAACCGGCTCATGCTGTTTCCCATTCCACCAATATGTCCATTGCATATCAGCAGGATAGGAAACAGGAGGCTGAGAAAAATCAATTAGACGGCTAGCCATTACCGCACACCGCCTAAATGCTTCGGATCAATAATTTCAATGGCCGTTTCGCACAGTTTAGCAACGTGAGTCATTACCTCTATCAATTCAGAGATAGATTTAATTTCAGCACTAATAACACGACTCACATGTGCCCCAACAACGCCAGCCGTCACATTTACTGCAGAGTCATACCACGCAATCACTTCACGACGAACCCGACCGCCAATCACAGTGACTTCGATTAATCCAAATTGTTTTTTCCAATAAACGATAGCAAAACGAGTGCCAGTAATATGCACCCCATTTTTTGGATCTTGAATATCGACATAACTCTGTTCCATCAGCATACCTCCGGCAAAACGGCGATAATCTCTTTTGCTGATTGGCGGTTTCCATTTGCAGAAATAGAACGAGGCGCATCAATCTCGTGAATAATAAAACCGAGATCGGCATACAGCTCTTTGGCGTGAATGGAATTAGAGACAGTAATCGGGTTACCTTGTGATTGATTTAATGCCTTTAATGCTTGAGCTAACTCAATTTGCTGAGCGTGAGTAAAATCCGTGTGATGATATTTAGTAAAACTACCTCCATCTCCCATATATGGAGGATCACAATAAACACCATCACCGAAATCAACGAGTGACAAAGTATCTTGCCATTCTAAACAAGCGATAATGGCATTAGTGGCTTTCTCAGCAAATTGTCTGATTTCCTCCTCTGGAAAATAAACACGGGCATATGTTCCGAATGGCACATTAAATTCACCTGAATTGTTATATCGACATAATCCATTAAAGCAATGACGATTTAAATATAAAAACCGAGCAGATTGTATATATTTATCACACTCGCTTTTATCTAATACCTTAATTGAATTAAATAACTTTCTAATAGCAATGTAATCATTTCTATAATTAGTTTCTTCCCACGCATAGAACTCTTTACGCGCCATTATTTCAGTATGTTCTACGACATTAAGATATAAACTAATTAAATCCTGATTGGCATCAGCAATTAAATATTCGTTATATTCTGTGTTCATCATAACAGCACAAGAACCCGCAAACGGTTCAACTAAGCGCTTTGCTTTTGGCAAATGTGAAATTAATTTATCCATGATACGGACTTTTGACCCCGCCCATTTCAGAATGGTTTTATTCGCCATTATTCATCATCCCCAATAATAGAAAATGAAAGCATTACAAATTGAGGCTTATCGCCTAACTCTGGATAAATGGAATTAACACAAGTGATATCAGTAATAACCGCTCTAATAATATTTCCCGTATATTCACCATAATGAAGAAGGTGACGGAATTCTCTTGGTGGAATAGCATTAAATTCGCGTAAAACCAAAATATCGCCGACCTGAAAATCTCTATCAGCCCGACGAAATTCTGCTTTTTTCGCACCAATACGTACTTGATTGAAATATTGAGGGTTTATTTTTAATTCATACGTATATCGTTGCATCTTAAACACTCCGATAATGCTTAGATTTCAGCTCGTACACTGTTTGGCAATCTGCACAGCGGGTGCATCCCATTACTGCAATACGGCGCTTTTCGGGTATCTCACGACCGCAATCTTCACATTCAAACGCTGATACACCTACGTAACGCCCTGTTACTGCTTTTATTTGTTTATCAAGCAATAACTGTGATTGTTCGCAGGCTAAATCCATTTCTTTAGACATAATTCCATTCCTGCGCTTGATGTTCGATAGACTCGGCTTCACCTTCTAATAATTGAAATACTTGTGAAGGCTCCATTCGTTCACTCAGTGCTTTTGATGCTAATTTGCGCAAACGAGCAGAAAAAAGAACCGCCCGAGATTTTCTTTCATCTTCTCGAACGGCTTTAATTAAATCGGTTACATCACTTTCTTTAGACATAATCAGACCTCTGATAATCAGATATAAAAAGTCCTGACAAATAAATGTCATTTATTTTTTAGGTGTAATTAAATAGGCATTGCTAATTTATTCGGGATTAATGCGCTCAATACTTTTATTTGATGAAGTGCATTAATGATTTTTATTTTATCTTTCCTCTTTAATAATAAATAATCTATTCCGTTCTTTTCTTTTTCTATCTCAGCAAGGTAATAAATCATCTGATATATACGATTATTTTCATTTCTTAAATAATCAAGAAACTCACCAATCAAAATATCATCACTATTTTTATTTAACTTACTTAATAAATCAGCCCTAACTTCTGCTGTTTTATTCATACCACTGACGCGCTCATCAAATGAAAGACCATCATTACGATAGTGCTTTACAACTTTAGGCTGATAAAAATCATCATTGCCTTGTAGTTGCTCTCTTGCTTGAATAAGCTCCGCAGCATTCATAACAACACCTAGATAGAAACTTTCACAAGAAACGAAACAATAACAATGGCACATAAAGCCAGTGTTACTCTATCCGCTTTTGAATACTTTTTACTTTTATTAGTAAAAGATTCACTGCTTAATTTATATTTGTTTCTTTGCTTAATTAATTGGTTCATTGAATATCACCTTTTAATAAGTCGATATAATGTGTTGCTTCTGCCATTGCATCAAACTTACCGAATGACTGATCATCTAACCAAACGTGATAACGAGTTATCGGTGTTACTGCTTTTCTTGGCAGTTTAATAATGGTGAAACCGCGATACATAAAACTATGCTCTGTAATTTGTTTCACCTGCATCTTATAGCCCAACCCATAAACGCCATGCGTCACGTTGTTCTTTTGGTAAATTCGAATATGCATCATCCATTCCGCGATTAAATTCCGTGATACTTACCCATAATTCACCGGCTCTAGCATCTGGCTTCATAGGATCACGAAATTCAATAATTGGTAACTTACCCGCTTTAGCCATTGATCTAGTGGCTTCGTAACCTTTCCCTATTAATTCCGCAAACTTTGCGAGTGGCACCGCATTTACAGGGAATTTCACATTGATTATTTCTTTATTCATTTGCTACCCTCGTTAGATCAAGCCCTTTAAAACCCTTTATTTTCGGTTTTATAAGGGTTTTTACGCCCTAAGTGGTTCCGTATTTTATACCACTTAGAATTCACTAGATCAATACTCGGAACCAAAATAATGGATATTGCCTCTCGAATAAAGGCTATAAGAAATGCTGAAAAACTAAGCCAATCACAGTTTTGCGAAATAATGGATATGCCAATAAGCACATTAAAAAAGATTGAAGGTGGTCATAACGAACCTGGGTGGGTCACTTTAGAGAAAATCACTAATCATCCAAGATTTTCAAAATATACGCTGTGGATAATGACCGGTAAGTCATCACCAGAAGCTGGTCAAATATCTCCGGCTCTCGCACACAGTGGGCAAGAGAAAGAAATATCATCCCGCTCAGACAAGAAAATTGGTTAGACATTTTATATGAATATGCTGATTACTGTTGGTCGCAGTCAGTCAGTTACATCAGAGGGCTTACTTATGGCAATTAAGAAGCTCAATGATGGTCGTTATGAAGTGGATATTCGCCCAAACGGGAAAAATGGTCAGCGAGTCAGAAGGATATTTGATCGCAAGATAGAAGCTACAAATTTTGAGAAATATACAATTGTTAACGCTAAGAAATTTTCTAGCGATAAAGTCCAATCAGGAAGAATTCGATTAAGTGAGCTACTTGATAAGTGGTGGCTATATCACGGACAAACATTAAAAAACGGTTCGATAGAGAAAAGGCATTTAATTAAAACAGTGAATGCGCTTGGTGATCCAACAATGAACCAACTTGATAAACATGCATTACTAGAACATAGAGGAATGCGCCTTTTTGATGGGGTGAACCCATCAACAATAAATAGAGATATGTATCGTCTATCTGGAATGATAAGCGCATTAAAAAAACTCGAAATGTACAAAGGTGATAACCCATTGAGAGGATTACCACCATTAAAAGAAAAGCCGCCTGAACTCACTTTTTTAAGTGATGATGAAATATCGCACTTATTAAACTCATTATCAGGAGATTATCGCCGTATCGCATTACTATGCCTTAGCACTGGTGCAAGATGGGGTGAAGCTGAAATGTTAGATAGCAAGCACGTTCATCAAGGAAGGGTAACTTTTGCCCATACAAAGAATGGTAAAAAAAGAATTATTCCAATTTCTAACTCTCTTGAAAAAGAGATAAAAACCAGAAAAACAGGAAAGCTATTTCATGTTGATTACGGAACCTTCCGAAAAAAACTAAAAATAGTAAAACCGGATTTACCCGATGGGCAAGCAACACACGTTTTACGCCATACGTTTGCAAGTCATTTTGTAATGAATGGTGGGAACATCGTAGCACTGAAAGAAATATTAGGTCATGCGAGTATAAACCAAACAATGGCATACGCTCATTTAGCACCTGATTATTTGCAGTTAGCTATAAAATTAAACCCACTAAAAGGTGATATAAAAGTTTAA